TAAATAGCCGCTACCTGTTGTGGTTTCATTAACATTGATACAACCATCGCTAAGGCAATAGGCGCGGATATATCACCGCTTGATTTTCTTTTAACAATGCGCCAAGCAGAATCGTTAACCTTAGCTGCGCAGTTGTTCATTTGCTGGATTAGGTTTTCTTGACCGTTGTGAACTACTCGATGATTGACCAAGCCATCTAGCAAGTCTCCGCAAGCCTGATAGAACTGCTGCCCTGAGATATCTTGCGTTATGCAGCCAGCGTTACTTAATCTTTCTGCGATCGATGCGGTTGCGTATTTGTCGTAGCAGATTTGGCGCGGTCGATATTGATCTGCCCATCCCTTAATGTCCGCTGCAATCTTTAAGTCATCTACTGAGACTGCCGATTCCCAAGTTTGTAGGATTCCGACACCAATTCGTCCATCGGGGAGTAATTGACCGGCAACTAGCGAAGCATTTCTCCTAGATGGTGATACGTCAAAGCCAAAGACTGTATATCCGCCAACTGGGATCTGTAATTCGCTATCGCTAGTCTCCTCAAGGATTCCATGCGGCCAAGGACTGCTTAGGGAGTCAATCCACTGGCAAAGCAATTCTGTGCGTGTATTTTCTATTGGCGAAGTCGCTACTGATTCCTCAAGTGTCTCAGCAGTTACAAGATAACCCATTGCTGGGTTTGCCATAGCCCAAGCCTTTGGATCATCAATCTTGCAGTATTGAGGTGCTGAATATTCGTAGAAGCCAAAAGATTTAGGCGGATTGTCTAAGGCTCGTTCTCTCAGCTGATTAAGTACAACGCTAAAGGCATCTCCAGCATTAGAAGTCAGGAATGTATGGGCATTAGGTCGAGCGCGAGTTACCGGCATCGCTGCTCGGTATCCATCCTCTGACCATTCTCGGATTTCATCGAGGAATAGCGCATCTGCTGATCTACCACGTGCGCCGTCCCTAGTTGCAGCTACTACATCGAGTCTGCGACCATCTTTCATCTCGATCGACTCTGTGCCGTTGGCGTATCTGATCTGCTTGACTAGTTGCATGAGATTTAGGTTGTTTTCAAAGACGTGAGCCACTTGGCGGAAAGTATCTAAAGCCATCGAGCGATTAGATGAAGCAATGATCACGTTCTTGCTATCCCACTTGATCAAGTGAGCCAAAATGAGCATTCTCGTAAGATGAGTCTTGCCATTCTGCCTAGCGACCAAAATTAGGTTCGTCTTGCGAATCCAGTTGCCCTTCTTGTCAGTTCTGAGCATGTCAGTCAGTACAAACTTCTGCCAAGGCAATAAAGGCATCTCGATTAGGTTGGCTAACTCAATTACATCATTGACTTTAGATTTGCCCTTGAGGTATGGACTGTGAAGCCTTGGTTCGGTTGCCCCTCGTAGGGCTTTGCTAACTCTGGGCATAATCAGGACTGATCTGGATCAGGTCGGGCGGTAAACGGACTGTCCTGGTGAACTTTGGACTGCATCGGAGAGAGGAAGCCAGAAAAGACAGGGGGGGTAGACTTCCTACCTAAAAAAACGCCTTGATTACGCGATCCTTTAGCACTGTTGCATGACTGACAACAAGCTACTGCGTTATCGAATGACACTACCAAGTCCGGTGCTTTGCTAATTGGAATGATGTGATCAACTGTGTTCGCTGGTTGCTGACAGTAATGACATGACCACTGATCACGAGCCAACACCTTTAAGCGAAAGGCTTTATAGTCTCTCGTTAATCTAGGATCACCACGCTTAGCCATTGCGAGACTCCCTGCATGGTGCGCAATATGGCACATGGCATGGCTCGCATAGTTCAGTATTACCATCACCCATAAGCAATATGTCCTCGACTTGCGATGATCTAAAGCCACACTCATCGCATACGTAGATCTTAGCCATTACTGCCATCCTTTAGTCTTTAGGTGATGCAATGCAGCACAGTAGTTAGGCTCATCATACTGTGTTAAGCCATAACGATTGGCAACGTAATACCAGTACCACCAGAACTGATAGTCCGCCGGTGAGTTCTTTAGGCTCTTAGATCTACCTTGATACAACCCATGATGTGAGCCATTAACTGCATCGATCTGCCATCTGGATTCTCTATAGATGATCTGATTATGACAATGATATTGCTGATCAGTTAATTGTTTAGCAGCTAATGTCTTAACGCTTTTAGTTGCATCTATTGAAGCCTGACTACTACTTGCTCCAGCAATAGATAGAGATAGCCCAATAACGACTGCTACCGAGCAAGCTACGCCTTTCAGGCTTGCTCTGAAGCCTTGAGGGCTTCTAGCAGAGAAGTGTACCGCCTTGGTCAAATACATTTGATATAAGTCCTGCTCAGAGCGGCGTGTCGATTTACTTGTCTGTGGAATAGAATCCAGAGCCTTTGAACTGAATACCGAACGAACTATAGATTTTGCGCATCGGTTCATGGCAGAAACCGCATTCAACATCGTGAGGTTCATTTATCTTTAACTCCTTCTCATAGCGAAGGTTGGCTTCGCATAGATCATTAGTGCATTCAAACTCGTAAATTGGCATTAGGTTAATTTTCCATGGATAGTCTCAATATGACTTAACATCATTCGGCTAATCTCCATCTGGCTTAGGAAGCCATAAGCAGACTTTAATGAGTATCCGCAAGGGCATGTGTGCATCTTGTCCGGTAATTCCATTATTGATCCTCTCGACAAAATTGGCATCTTTCACCTAATGCATATACGCCACAATCTAAACATCGAGTTATATCTTTATCCTCGACAACATCTTTGCGCTTGTCATAACCAGCAGCTACGAGTAACTCCACCAGATCGCCCAGGCGGAGCATGGCAACGTATTCCTCACAACGTTCACCTTGTCCATTAAGCCTAAAGCAAGCGAACCCCAATAAGCCGCTCTTGGCTGTCCTAGTTTCGATCTGGCGGAGTGTTCCCGAGACGTCGAGTCCTGTGCGCGCTTTAACCTCGCAGTCGAACGGGACATTGAGAATGTCGCGCCCAGAACCTCGACCAACTACAGCACCTTCCCACCAATGCCGTAGAAACTCTGCCACTACGCGCTCTGTGCGAAAGCCTCTGTGTTTACGGCTTTGACTCATTGACTGCGTGGCATTTCTTGCATGACCAAGTAATCGCTTGACCTTCGATCCAGAATGCTAGTTCTGTTGTTGGAACTGGCTCGTTGCATAGATGACACAATATCCTAACTTGAAGCGCATTGAGCATTTCACGCGCTCTAGCCTTTTCATATAATTCATCATCTGTTGGGAACTTCTCCCATTCACCATCTTGATTTAGAAACTGCAAGCCGCTCATGATCGAGCCTCTTGTGCTTTCCATGCGCCATTATTGTCAATGACGTACCAGATTGGATCGCACTTATCGACATCTGCCCAAGTTTCTTGGCGTTGTGGCTGTACTGGACATGACATATTTGCCCAAGCCTTTCCATTCTTGTTGCCGGTGCGCCAGATGCGCTCACCATGCTTGCAATGTGGAATGTCCTTATCGATCTTGGTTGCACCTAAGACTTCTTGCACCAAGGCAACTGCATCCGCAGCTGAAGGCGCAGGCGCAACAGCCTTTACAGTCCAAGGATCATCCTCAACTGGTGTAATGATCTTGTCGCTTAACTTCTCTGCGAAAGGCTTTGGTTCAGATGCTTTGACTTTAGACATCTCCTCGCGGCTAGGACGTTTGCCCTTCGAAGCATAGCCTGCGTTAGCAAGTGCACGACCGATCGCACTCGTTTCGCAGTTTTCAAGAGCTGACGTAGAGTTAACTCCTCTAGTGCTGACGGTTTCCTCTGCAAAGCCAGTTGTCCAAGCCTGTGCATCCACTTCAGTTCGATAAATAGCAGCCTTAACAATAAATCGCTGCAACGTTGACTCAACCAAAGAAGTATCAATTCGACCATCAGGGTGTTCCTTCCAGAACTTAGTTAGGCGTTCCTCAACTGTCTCGTAATCCTCAAGATTAAACATAGAGTTCATTCTCCTCAGTATGTAATTGTCCGGCAATGGCTAGATAAGCGACTGCATCAACGTAGGTATCAACCTTTGCTGTTTCCATGCTTCTGGCTACTTTGACGAGTGCCATACACGTTGCGACTTGATAGTCTGTAATTGGCATTTCCAGATAAGCCGACCAGAGGGAAGCCGTTCTTGCCATATTGTCTGACGGATGACCGTAATCGAGACCACGATCCTCGATTGTTGCTCTGGCTTCGTTGAGGTAATCACGCGCAATCATCGGCTAACCTGCTGGAACTGACGATCGTATAACTTGCGCACTGCTTTGCGACCAACCAAGTAGCCGTCTCTATGACCAATCTTGTATCCCATAAAGAATAACAAGAACCAACTGCCTAAAATAATGATCTGTAAC